GGAGCAACCAATGATGGAACTTTAGATTCAAAACCTTATTACAAAGTTGGTCCTTTACTACAAGCATTCGGTTTTGGTTGGGGTACAGCTCTTTGGGGTGGATCGACTTGGGGTACACCTAGAGCAACTTCACAAGCGGTTTTAGATCCTGGATCATGGTCATTAGATAATTACGGAGAACTCTTAATTGCAACAATTAAAAATGGTTCAACATTTTCTTGGGATCCAAATAGTGGTGTAGCAACAAGAGCAACTATATTGTCTGGAGCTCCTACCACATCTGTCATGACAATGGTATCTGATAGAGATAGACATTTAATTGTACTTGGAACTGAAACAACTATTGGATCTCCAAGCACACAAGATAAAATGTTTATAAGGTTCTCGGATCAAGAATCACTTACAGATTACACAGCAACTTCTACCAATACAGCAGGATCTTTTAGAATTGATAGTGGTACAAAGATTGTAGGTGCTGCAAAAGCAAAAGATTATATATTAATACTTACCGATACTTCTGCTTACTTAATGCAGTTTGTAGGTCCACCATTTACATTTAGTATACGACAAGTCGGATCTAACTGTGGATGCGTTGGTCAACATTCAATTGTTTTTGCAAACGGTGCCGTATATTGGATGTCAGATTCAGGTGGTTTCTTTGTATTTGATGGTACAGTTAAATCATTAGGTTCACTTGTAGAAGACTTTGTATTTCAAACAAACGATGGGGCACCAGGTTTTAATTTTGCAAATGGATCTGAACTTACTATGGCATCACATAACAGTTTATATTCGGAGATATATTGGTTTTATGCAACAGCAAACTCAAATTTTGTAAATAGACTAGTTACTTATAATTATGCAGAACAAACTTGGACTACTAGCACATTAGCTAGAACAACTTATGAAGACGCACATGTATTTGGCGATCCAATAGCAACTGAGTTTTCTGCAAGTCTTGCACCAACTACACCAACTATTCAAGGAGTGTCAAATGGAGCATCAAGAGTATTTAATCAAGAGATAGGTACTAATGAAGTGTTAGCTGATGGTACAATAAATGCTATTCCTGCTTTTATTAAATCAGGTGACTTTGACTTAGATGCTCAGGGAGATGGAGAGTTTTTTATTAAGGTAAGAAGATTTATACCTGATTTTAAATATCTAAACGGGAATGCAAAAGTAACGCTAGAGCTTAGGGATTATCCAGCAAATATTCAAGTAGGCTCACCACTTGGGCCATTTACAGTTACATCATCTACAGATAAAGTGGATACTAGAGCAAGAGCAAGACTTGCTGCAGTTAAAATTGAAAATGATGGAACAGATGAAAGTTGGAGATTTGGTCAGTTTAGATTTGACATACAACCAGATGGTAGAAGATAATGATAAAAAATTTTAAAGATATTGTAATTTTATTAATTACAACTGGTGTTCTAATTTTATTAGCTACCATTATTGTCGGAGATTACATTGTAGCCCTCGAAGAAAATAGACCAGTAGATGAGAGTGTAATTACACTAATGAAGATGTCCGTTACGGGTTTGATAGGCGTAATAGGCGGTTATATTGGAGGAAGTAGAAACTAATGGCTAAAGTACAAGTATTTTTACCTGAACCACCACAGGAGTTTTCAACTAATGCCTTTAGACAAATTAACTTAGCATTAGAAACTCTACAAAATCAATTAAACACAAGTTACCAAAAGGAAGCAAAAGAGACAGAAGAGACTTTTGCATATTTTATTTCATAATGGCAATACAATATAAAAACGCAGGTTACGAATTATCAACTACAAATTTAACTACAGTTTTAACTATAGCTGCGGACTCAAGAGCGATAGTTAAAGGTTACACTTTGGCCAATGAACATAATAACAATGTAGATGCTCATATATACTTCAACGATTCAAGCGCTAGTACAAGTTTTATTGTTTATCATAAAGCAGTTTCTTCAGATCTTACTGTGTATCCTTTAAATGGAGAACCGTTAAATTTAGAAGAAGGTGATTCGTTAACTATGCAAGTAGATAATGCAGGCACATGTCACGGTGTTTTATCATATGCATTAATAAATAGATCAGAGGAAAATGGCTAGAAAATTTAAAGACTTTGTTGAAAGACCAAAACCTAAAAGACGTCCTAGACGTCATACTAAGAGTCTTAACAAACATAAAAAAAGATGTTATAAAAAATACAATCGGCAAGGAAGATGAAACAAAAAACAGTAATTATAAATGGACAAGAAGTCCCAGTAATCCCTGCAAAAGCAGAGGAAGAAATTAAAAACAAAAGAACAGGTAAAGTCTATGCTAGCAAAGCTGATTTTGATGCTGATGTTGCTAATACCAATACTGATACTAGTGTGGATGATTTACAAATTAATCAGAAAATAACAGTTGCATCTCTTCAGGTTTTTGGTAAAACCAAGAAATAATGCAACCTGCAGGTGGTACAGAAATACAATTAGGATATTTGAGAAAATACGCAAATCAAGGCGTATTAGATTCAGTACAAATCACAACATCCATTCCTGAAAAAGAACCTTTAGATCCCGTAAGACCAAACATACTTTGGCTAAAAAATTCATATGATCAACCTAATTTAGCACCTTGGTTTCAAAATAAAGATAATCATTCTAAATATGATTGGTATGTTTTTAATTCACATTGGAGTTACGAGAAATACAGATACTTTTTTAAAATACCTGAAGACAAGTGTACTGTAATTAAAAATGCAATTGACTATGATGAGCTACAATTAAAAACAGATTTTACTCCCAAGAAAAAAATTAAAATGTGTTACATCTCTACTCCATGGAGAGGACTAGAAATAGCATTAGCCGCTATGGATGGAATAAAAGATCCTGATATAACCTTAGATGTTTATTCAAGTACCATTATATACGGTAAATCATTTGAACAACAAAATGATGATAAGTACAAACCTTTATATGATAAAGCTAAGAACATGCCTAATGTTAATTACATGGGGTACTGTGATCATAAAACATTAGTCAGTAAATTAAAAGATTATGATGTTAATTGTTTCCCTAGCATCTGGGAAGAAACATTTTGTATATCTGCTATGGAATCATTAGCAGCAGGTCAGATTTTAATAACCACGGATCTCGGCGCCTTACCAGAAACTTGTTGTGAGTTTCCTATTTATATTCCTTATACACAGAATAAACCTAAACTAGCATTACAACTAGCTGAATGTATTTTACAGACTAAAAGAATGCTGTCACAAGATCTAACTAACCCACTTAAATTTCAACAAGAATATTACAAGCGATTTTACGATTGGAAGTATATTGGAAATCATTGGAATAACTTTTTAAAAGGAGCCATCAATGTCAAACGAAATAAATAAGAATCACTTAATGGTGTGTACTCCTGTACATTCCGATGTATCAATACACTTTATGAAAGCCTGCTTAGATTTACAAAAAGAATGTATTTTAAATAAGACCAAAATTACTTTTCAGTTAATGAAATCATCATTAGTTACACAAGGCAGAAACCTATGTGCTTCTGCTTTCTTAAACTCAGATGCAGATCAAATGCTATTTATAGATTCTGATATAGAGTTTAGCACTAGATCTGTTTATAGACTATTTAAATCAACTCATGAGGTAAGTTTGATACCTTATCCTATGAAACAAAAGACAGATAACAAAATAAGAAATGATCTACAAGCTAGACCTGATGATGATATTAATACTATGGGTCATATGTTTCCAATTGAACTACCAGACACTAAAAACATTAAACCTGTTGATGGATTTGTAGAAGTTTTAAAAGGACCTACAGGTATGATGATGATTAAAAGGTCTGCCTTTGAAAAACTTATCAAAAACTATTCAGAATTAGTCATAAAACAAAAGACTTTAATGAATGGTGAGATGGTTGATAGACCTAATTATTATAACTTTTTTGATACATATTGGAGTCCTAAGAATAAAACATATATGGGAGAAGACTTTTATTTCTGTAAACTTTGGACATCTATAGGAGAGAAGATATATGCTCTTACAGATGAGGAAATAAGCCATATCGGAGAATATAAGTACACAGGCAAAGTCAAGGACGAATTCTATAAAATTGACTGATATTGAAGAATAGCGCTATATAAGTTAAAATACCATAATAACTAGTTAAAATATTATGGATCC